AAGGGCCTGCAGTTTGCACTACGGGTCCTCCATTCCCTTGCCGCCCTGAGTGGGCTACGAGGGATCTGGGATTCTTTCCCGAATCTCAGAGGCTATGTCTTGGTCTACGGTGACCAGGCTCTCGCGAGAGAGTTTGGCCCAGCGGATAAGCGCGGAGCAACCGTGCCGCCTCGAGAGAGGACGACACGGCGCCACGCTCAACCGCCGGAACACCGCAGACCTACTTGTTCTGTCTGGTCTGCCCGCGACCCTCTTCCTCTTGAACTTGTCTCCTTCGAGGAGTCGAATCTCATCCTCGATGAGACAAGACTTGAAGGACAACAAGGACTCAAGAGGCACGGGAGTGTCACCCCCGGACTGGAACCACTGCTCGGTTGCCCGAACAGCCTTCCAGTACGAGCCGGGTCGCACTTGCCGAATGAGAGGCCGCGGGTAGAGGCCCACCTCGCGGAATGGCTTCTTGCCGATGAGGTCCGCGGCGACGACGGCACTCGGCCCTCTGGAGACCAGAGCACCGAGGCGTCGACGCACGGAGACCCCAACGGCAAGACCGCGGCCCGTGTATCCGAGGCCACCCACCTGCACCGGAAGATGCAGGCGGGGGTCCTTCACGATCCACGGGAAGCGCCCCTTCATCACCCGCTCCATCCGGCGCAACCAGAGGTTCTCAAGTCTCTGGTCCGCCTCTACCGGTGCCCGAAGGGCCGGCGGAGGGATGGAGGGGGGATAGAAGAGAGTCATTCCGTCCTCACCGTGTTCTCTCGGCAAGGCCAAGATCTCGCAAGCTGTCCACGAGTGGTCAGCCAGAAAGGTCTTGGTCTTGTTGAGCGACGCACCCACAGAGGCAACACGCCCGGCGTACACGTCCAGCGGGCTCACCCGAGGGTGAGCCACTGGACGGTAGCGACCGACCGCGTCGTCTCCGTGGGTAAGCGACCGCTCGAACGCACTGGTAGCCCAGGCGTTCACCCAAGAGAGCACGACAAAGGAAAGAGGTGTGCCCATCGGACTCCCTCTGAGGAACGACCCTTCCCCGACCTTGTCACCAAGGTCAGGGAAGCTCCAGGTCGCTCCTCGCTCCAGTCCGAGGGATCGCAGGGACATGGTGAGATCCGCAGGACGGATCAGGCCACGAGCCGCGAGACCTTCGATGACTACCCGGACGGCGGCGTGGGAGAGCCCGTCCGTGGCCTTGGACAAGTCCAAGGACGCGAACCGGCGCCCACGCCTCCGATGCAGACCTCCAGGAATCTCCCGGGACTCGCCGTCGATACGCCAGTGGCCAGGAGCCAACCAGCGCAGCGACGAGCGAGTCCAGCTCCCCTCTACAAAGGTCAAGCAGTCGGGGACCCCGATTACCCGAACCTTGTATCCGGGAGCCCTGAGCGCGGTTGCCTTCATGCCAAAGGGTTTCCCCTGAGACCTGAGGTACAGCAACCCCGCGCAGCGGTAAGATTCCCGCAAATCTGCAGACACCCCGACACATGGCCGCAGGACCGTCGACGCCTTCCGCAAGCAGAAGGCGCCGAGCGAGTCCCCAGCGTAAGCGTGGAAGGAGGACTGGGTCGCCCCAGCCTCCTCACACATGTGACCGAGGTGTTCCAGGTAGCCATCGATCCCGCCCCGAGTGGCAGGCCACTCGAGGCAGGACGAACTGGAGGAGGGAAGTCGCCGTGGATGACGGAGGACTCCGTTGCCGCTCACGCCGGGCGTGAGAGCGACGAAGCTCCGAAGAGAATCCAGGGCGACAGCCGATGTGGGAAACGGTGCGCTCGCTATCAACTTGGCCTCTTGAAGGTGCCTGACGCACTCCCTTACGGGAGGCTCAGGCAGCGACCTCGAGAGTCGAGTGAAGGCGAAGGCGTTCTCGGGCTCGCGCACTGCCAGGCGGCAGAGCACGTCGACAACATCCTTCCGGATGTTGCACGGCACGTTCTGCCACCTCTTGGAGTGCAGGGCGTGCCCGCGAACGTTGTGGCAAAGGTTCTTCAACTCACGGACCGCGAAGGCGAGCCCCCGAGAGGGCACAGTCTTAACGACCCACGAGTGGAGGAACCAAGCCACGCGCATCGAATCCCAGCCAGACAGAACAAGACCGCTCCAACAGGTTGTCCAGACCTGTTGGAGTGGAGACATATCGCCTCCGCGGTGCCGGTGGGCACGTGCTCCCTTACGGGAGGGCGTGCCCGACTGCTCCGTCGGAAGGCTCTTTACAAGTAGCGTAAGCCGCTTGTAGGTGTTCCTTTCGAGG